ATGGCATGGACTGACAGTGAAACCGTCAAGGCTCACCTGCCGGGACTCGATACCCCGGATGCGGTGGTGCAGGATGAAGCCGTCCGGTTCGACGCACTTGGCGTGGCGCAGCTATCACGCCGGGGGATCAAGAACGGGAGCGAGGTGGTTAAACGGCTTGCGACGACCAATCCGGTTGGGCCGGAAGAGGTTACACTTCCGGCGGAGACTTGGATTGCGCTGCCCGACTCACCGCTGCTGCCCGGTCAAAGCGTCGTCTCGGATGGCTGGCCTTTGGGGACCATCTACGCTGAGGGACGGGATTTTCTGATCGATGAGTCACCGGGTAAAATCCGCCGGGTAGCTGGAGGAAGCATTGGGGATGGTGCGACGGTGACGACGTGGTATCAGACCTACGAAGCGTTGACCAAAGACGTCGATTACGTCATCGATTACGCCTTGGGCACGATCAGCATTCAGACCGGCAGCGATCTTGAACCGGGATCGTCGATCTGGGTCGATTATGAGCAGGATGCACTTGCCTCTGTCGATGGTCTGATCGACAGTGCGATCACTGAAGCAGAGGATAAAATCGTGCGCCGATTGAAGAGCGACTACAGCAGCTCCTCGACCGACCAGGGATTGGTGACCGGGGCAACCGAGTTGACACTCTCGATCGTCTGCCGGAGCCTCGCGGTCAGGGCGCTAAGCGACAAGGCTCCCGGAGCGGAGGCTCGCGCCAAAGCTTGGATCCTATTAGCCCAACAATTCGAACAGACGGCGTCCTTTACGCTAAGGTCGTTCCTGGCGTCGCCCGCCATTACATCGGGCAAGCGGGAATCGAATGGAAGCTGGGAATGGGTGTAAGGAAATCTGCCATCCGGGTTCGACATGCAAGGGTTCGAAAGGAGACGGCCGAAGATGACCAGCCCATCCCGGAGCTATCGGTGGGGACGACGGTCGATCATACGACTCCGGATGGCGTCTATCAATGGATACTGGGCAATGTGCATACACTTGATGCGGTGGGTGGGATCAAGCCGTTTCCGGACTATCCTTTCGTGAAGCGGATGGTGGAAGCCATGATTGAGCATCGAATTCTGATCGTCGCCAAATCGAGGCAGATGATGGCGACCTGGACGGCGGCAGCTTTCATCCTCCATCAGTGTCTTTTTGCGAATCCGGGCATCTATCTGCTGATGTCGAAGGGACAGCGCGACTCGAAGGAGCTGGTCAAGCGGCTGAAGACGATGATCGAGAACCTGCCGGAAGAGTTGCGGGATCAGGTCACAGTCAAGGCGGGTGAGATCGAATTCGGGTCAGGGAGCAGGATGATCGCGCTCCCGGCAACGGAGTCTGCGCCGAGGATGCACAGTCCGTCCGGGGTCTTCTGGGATGAGATGGCTTTTACGCCGAAAAGCGAGGAGACCTGGACGGCGGTCAAGCCGGCGATCGACTCCGGCGGGAGTTTCGTCGGGGTATCGACTCCGAACGGGATGGACAACGTCTTCTATCGGTTGTTCAACGATCCGTCGAACGGATTCGGCAAGGTGACACTTCATTGGAGTGACCATCCTGGACGCGACGAAATCTGGTCGGAAAAAGCCAAAAGAGGGCTCTCGCAAGCGAAGTGGCGGCAGGAGTATGAGGTCGATTTCAATACGCTTGCCGACCGTGTCTTCGACGAGTTCGATCACAAGCGGCATGTCCTGCCCGAGAAGTTCGAGGTGTCGCAAAATCCGGGGAAGGTCTATCGCGGGATAGACTTCGGCTACCGGCATCCATACGCAGTCTGGATACACCAGGCAGAGAACGGTGATCTGACGCTGTTCGACGAGTGGGAGGGGGCAAATGCCACGGTTCAGGAGATCGCAAAAGTTCTTCGCCGGGTGGATGCGAGGCATGGTATAAGTGAGGAGACCGTGCAGTTCACCGGCTGCGATCCGGCGGGGGCGGCCATCGCCGATGAAGGAGTGTCGGTCACCGAGAGGCTGGAGCGGCAAGGGGTGAAGCTGGTCTGGAAAGCTTCACGTATTGCGGGCGGGATCGACCTGATCAAGTCGCTGCTGGTGGATGCGAATGGCGTAGTTACGCTGAAGTTCGATCCCGGAGTGACGCGGACCATCCACCATTTGACGCACTATCGCTGGGAAGGCGAAGGCAAACGGCCTCGCAAGGACGACGGGCACGACCACGCATGCGACGCGCTGAGATACCTGCTGATCAACCTCTATTCGAAGCGATCGGTGGCGTGGTCGGGCGGGAAGGTGATGGGAGTGGGGAGATGAGTGCGATGAGTGCGATGAGTGCGATGAGTGCGATGAGTGCGATGAGTGCGATGAGTGCGATAAGTGCGTTAAGTGCAGTGAGTGCGTTGAGTGCTTTTGTGGGGGTGTGCGATGCGTTTTCCCCCCTTGCTTGCAGGGGGGGAATTAAAGGGGGGGTGTTCGGAAAGCAGTGTGCAATGTCCAAGGTGCAAAGTGCAATGTGCAGGTATCCGCGTTGGGGCCGTTTACGAGCCCTTTGAACAGTGCGATGAGTGCGATAAGTGCGATAAGTGCAGTGAGAGCGTTGAGTGCTTTTGTGGGGGTGTGCGATGCGTTTTCCCCCCTTGCTTGCAGGGGGGGAATTAAAGGGGGGGTGTTCGGAAAGCAGTGCGCAATGTTCAAGGTGCAAAGTGCAATGTGCAGGTATCCGCGTTGGGGCCGTTTACGAGCCCTTTGAACAGTGCGATGAGTGCGATGAGTGCGTTGAGTGCGTAAGGGAGTTAGTGTTCTGACTCATTACTTTCTTGTCAAGTAGATTGCTTCGTCAGCCGTCGTCATTGCGAACGAAGTGAAGCAATCTGATCCTAACGACGGCTGACTCGCAAAGACGCGAATTTATGAGTCGGTCTATTAGCGTTCAATTTTTTGGGAGGAAGGATGTTCTTTTGGAAACGGAAACGAGGTCGAACCGATACCGATCAGGCGGTGCTGGTGCGCGGAGGGAAGCAGCTCGCGCTTCAGACTGGGTTCAGAACGCAATCGAGACGGTCGCTGCGCAGCTACCGACCGGGGAAGGTCTTGAGTCAGATCGTCGCCGGGCCGATTTCGGCGAATTCGTCCGGATTCGATTTCAGAGGCAGCAATCGCGGCGATTTCTACCGGTGGCTGCGGGACAGTATCCCGGTGATCTCAGCTGGAGTATGGGCCTGGGTAAGGCTCTGCGCAACAGAGGCAAGGCTGAAACTGACCGGGAGCGCGTCAGCCCGGCTCGATGCAGAGACCGCCATCGCCCAGCTTGACTCGCGGATTCTCGAAGCGCCTTATGGGAGAGGATCCGGGCTGGAAAAGCTTACCGAAGCCTGCTTCCTTGAACTGTTCACCACCGGTCGATTCTGTGGTCAGGCGGTGCTGAGCGATGACGGGCGGTCGATCGATCACTTCACCTTCATCGATCCTTACCGTGTCGGCTGGGAACACACCGACGCCGGCTGGATACCGTTCGTCACCAAGGATGAATTCGGTAAGAGCGAAGGCAAATCCAAAGCACCCGGCCAAACGGAAGTGGAGCGATTCGATCCGAGGCTCTTTTTCTACGCAACGCTGGGTTCAGACCTGACCAATCCGGGAGGGATCGAACCGCTGGCAACTATTCCATTTGTGGCAGAGATCGAGCAGCTGATGTTAGAGGATATGGCAAGATCCTCCCACAACGCCGGGACGCCGCGCCTGCAGGTAAAGATCGGGCGGCCGCCGCGCTTCGATTTCGAAGACGATCAAGGTTATATCAGCCGTGCCAATACGTTCTTCGAGAGCCTGGTCAGCCAGTTCCAGAACCTCGAACCGGACGACAACCTCTTCACCTGGGACGACGTCGAAGTGACGGTCGTGGGCGGATCGGGCAAGCAGTGGGAGTGGAGGCTGAACCGGGATCAAGTCATCGAAGACGTTATCACGGGATTGAAGCTCTTCCCCTGGGTGCTGGGCAGAACCCACAAGACGACACAGAACTGGGTGCAGTCGCAGTATGACTTCCTGATGCAGATGGTGGATGCGCACCAGAGGTCGGGGCTCGATCTGATCGACTGGCTCTGCAATCTGGAGTTGGAACTGAAAGGAATCGACGCAGCCGTGCGCCATGACTTCTCGCACCACGCCGATCCGTTCAGGCTGGAGCGGGCTCAAGCCGAACGCGTCGAGATCGACAATGCCAACCTGCTGGTCGATAAGGGTTTTATCACTCATGAGGAGGCGGCTCGCAGGCTGGGTATTACGCCAAATCCCCAGGCCAGTGCCGAACCATCCGACGCGGGAGGGAGCTGACCAATGGAGTGGATATATCGTGAACTATCGGGCGCACTGTTGACGGCTGGCTCCAAAGTGCATGACGACGACGTCATCGCGATCAACCGATTGATCAATCCTCCGCCGGTGCCGATTGCGGTAAGTGACATCTATGTGCGGAGATGCAGACTAGCCGGAGACGCGGTCGATGCCGGCTGGGGGAGATTTCGGACGAGCGACCTGCCGATGTTGCTGGAGATGATCCAGGGCGCCCCGGCGTTGGTCGGTCATCGCAAGGAGAGTCTGGGCGTAGCCAGATTCTTCGGGGGGATGGTCTCGAAGGATAAAGTAACCGGAATCAGTTACATCGTCCCCAAGTTCTACTGGATGAAGGCGCACTCCGGAGCCGAAGACCTGCGGGTGAACATCGACGGCGGTATCTGGAATGAAGCGTCGATCGGGTTCATCTTCAAGAAGCCGGGCTGTTCGGTCTGCGGAGAGGACATCCGTCGCTGCGATCACGTGCCGGGACAGACTTACGGAGAACAGGCCTGTTTCTTCCACTACGACGAGATCGTCCGGGTGACGGAAGGGTCCATCGTCTATCGCGGAGCCCAGCCGGGGACAGGATTCTCACTCGGATTGGTCGATGAGCAGCTACACGGCTTGAATACGGCTCCGCGCTTCAAGTGGAAAGGCATTATTTACCGGGGGTATCCGGAAAAACTGGTTAACAATAGATAGCTCAAACTCTTCGCGACCGGTGGAATGTGTGGCTGTAGCTCGCTCTGACGGGAGGACTGCCACGCCATCCAAGAGTCACCATTTCGCTACCGAAAAACAGACAAATTAAAGGATAAGAAAATGAAGAAAAATACTCTACTCTCACTTGTGACTGCACTCTTTCTCGCGGCAGCCACTTTCGCCCAGCCCGGCGCATTGCCCAAAGGTGACGCCTACACCCTGTTGGCCGGGTCCCACACGCCTGTCATCTATTCCGGCAGCGGAACGGTATCGACAGCCGCATCACTCACCACCTCCTGGCTGCAGATCGGCTATTCGCCTTCAGCCAGCACAGAACAGAACAACAACATCGGACGCTACGATCCGCGCCTCTTTGCGGTCGGATTGAAGCTCGCATGCAACGGATCGGGGGACTCGGCGCGGATCACGTCAGCACGGTTCGAAGTGGCTTACGACACAACCAGGGCTCCATTCTGGTGCGCAGACTCGTCCAACCAGTTCATAAAATCCGCCGCCTACAACGACCTGCAGTATGGGATCTGGAAGTTTGAGACGCTCGGCGATACTTCCCGAAGCTGGATCTATCCTCTGCGTGTCGTAAACGGAGGCTACCTGCGTCTGGTATTTGCCACCATCACTGCCGACACCGCAAGCGTGCAATGGACGCTGACGGGGGAACAGTAATGGGGAAGCTTTTCCAATACCTGGCGCTGCTGACCGTGCTGACGGGGGTGGTGGCGGCGCTGCAATACCGCGATGCAGAATGTCATCAGTTCGTCATTTCACCGCCGGAAGCTTATCAGAATCTGGTTGCCTCTGGTTGGGAGATCAGCTCACAGCCGGTCTGGTCGCCTGATTCATCACTGGTACTGTTTGACAAGCAGGGAAATGTCCCCTTTACTCGCGCTGAATTAGACTCACTTGAGGCTGATTCCACTTTGACCATAATTGCGGATGTGAACATACAAATCTGGCTGGAGGAACACGGATGGAACGGGGAGAGGCCATGAAAAAGATGATAATGATGATAATGATGATGGTGCTCAATTGCCCGTTGTCGGTTGTCAACGCGGCGACGGGGTATGTCAGTTCGGCGATGGATCACCGGAGTGCGATAGCATGGGGAACCGGTGGCTTACCGGACACCGCCGACGTGATCTGGTGGCTGGGTGACGGCGTTGACTACGACACTAACTCGACGGGGACGTTTTACAATTACGGCGAGAGCGACCTGGCCGCGGGGCTATCCATCGTCAACGCCCCCGGACTTACCGAGAACATCTCCGCGCCGCACAATTCCGCCTGCTCGTTCGATGGGACTAACGACATGCTGCAGGTGAACGACGCGGCGGCGCTAAGCCCGGGCGCGGAGGATTTTGGTGCCTTCGTCTGGGTGAGGCTCCCGTTGGGTGGAGCGATCGACCGGCTGATCTTCAGCAACCGGCTGTCCGGCAGCAGCGAGTGGTTTATCGCCGTCAACAGTGGAACAGCCAATTTCACAGTCTGGCTCTCCGACGACGGAAGTGACGATGCGGCACATACCAAGAAGTATGCTACCACCGGAACTTATCAGGACGGCGAGTGGCATCTGGCGGGATTTACCTGGGTTTCGGACGTCCTGACGATTTACGTGGATGGGGATGAGGTGACCGTCACTATGGTAGCGGACGCTGCGATCTCTTCGATTTACTCGTCCGCGACGGCCAAGCCTACGATTGGGGCACGCTCGGATGGAGTCGGCGCATTTCAGGGTGACATCGGCTGGGCGGCTTACTGGGAAGGCTCGCACACACCGACTGGCACGGAAGTGACATTCCTGTTCGACGCCATGTCACCGGATGGGAGTTCCGGCGATCCCTATCCCTCGATCCAAGCCGCGGCATACCAGCAGGCTGCGGGGGATACGATCCTCATCGAAACAGGAACCTACCGGGAGACAGTAACGATAAGCAAGGCGTTTGACTATATCGGCGGGCAGTTAGGCAGCCGGACAGGCGGGCAAATGCCGGAACTCTACGGCGCAGCCCTGCCTTCGGCGGCGGGGACGGTGGGAATGACCATTTCAGCCAAGACAGAGCTGGGATTCCTCGACGTGAGAGGCTTTACCACCGCCCAGGGGCTGCTTGCCGATGGCTCGAGCGATGGAAGCCTGTTTCATCATCTGGTGATCGACTCGTGCCTGACCGCTGTTAATCTGAACGGAGCTTGCGATAACGACAGCCTCGTCAACTGCACGCTCGACGGTGCAGGAATCAGCTCCTCGACGGGAGTGTTGAAGGATGGTGCGGCTGGGACTGTCGTCGTAGAGAACTGTCTAGTTGTCAACTGCGCGGTGGGGCTGAACAAATCGACCGGGACGATTGGCGGCGGGAACAACGACTTCTTCGCAAACTCAGCAGACTACTCGGGCATGAGCGCGCTGACCGGCGATATGTCGTTCGTTCCTCATTTTCGCGGCGGAAACGACTACCGGCTGATGCCAGGGGACCGGTTGAACGAGTTGGGGATATTGATTCACAGCGGATTAAGCGGATTCAGCGGATTTGGGAAACCGGCAGCAGGCGCGTGGGATAGCCGCGGGATGAGACTCTATCCGATTTCGCGGGGGAGGCAGAGATTCGTCAGTCCGGGAGCAGTCCGATGAGGTCCGACTTACGACACAGTCCGGCAGGCGTCACCGGAGTTTGGAAGACCATCGCGCTTACGCTGATCGGGGTGGTGGTCAGCGGGAGTTCAGCCTGGCTGGTCTTCGGGCAGCGGGCAGTCGGTCGTGAAGAGGTGGCGCAGATGATCGCGGTGCAGTCGCCCTATCTGGAGGATCGCAAGTCTATTGCCGAAGCGCTGGAAGCCAACAATCGGATACTCGACAGAATTGCGGCCGATGTGCAGTCGCTGAAGGTCGAGCAGGCGCGGCTGATCGAGAGGATTGATGGGTTGATGGATGATGGATGATGATGATGATGATGGATGATGATGATGATGGGGTAGGACAGGTTCCCAAACCTGTCGCACGATCTTACAAATAATGTATAATCAAGGAGAACGCAATGTCTGAATGGATCTGGAGTCTTATCGGCGCAGTTGGAGCGCCGCTGGTCGTGTTCGTCTGGCAGAGTTTCCTGAAGCGGGAGACGACCGAAGCCTGGGGGCGAAGGGTGGGAGTCCTGATTTCTACCATCCTTCGGCAGCGGTTTGGCGTGAAAGGCGGAGAGAGCATCCGCGACCGCTTTGCATCGACGGTCGAAGACTTTGTCAAGGGACTGCTCGACGGCTTGAAATCAGATGCTTGAGATGCGGGAGATCAAGCGGATCGTCATTCACTGCAGCGACAGCCTGTTCGGCGACGCCGCGCTGATCGGAGAGTGGCATAAAGCGCGGGGCTGGAGCGGGATCGGCTACCATTACGTGATCCTGAACGGCTACCCGAATCAGGAGTTCATCAGGCTGAAGCGACCGCAGTTCTGGCGCGACGGAGAGCTGCAAGCCGGGAGACCAATCGAGCAATCGGGCGCGCATGTGAGGGGAGCCAACCACGACTCGATAGGGATCTGCCTGGTTGGGAAGGAGCAGTTCACCGGCGAGCAGTTCGCCACGCTGCTGAAACTGCTATCGGAGTTGCGTGTGAAATTCCCCGGGATAACAGTCGTCGGTCACTATGAAGCGATAGCTTCCGGCGATCCTCCCAAGAGCTGCCCGAATATCGATATGGAATGGTTAAGGTCAATCGTCAATGGTTAA